GTGACGAAATCGCCGATCCGGGCTCGGGTGATGAACACGTTTCCGTTTATGTGGGTGTGGCGACCCAACCGGGTTTCGGGTCCGATGGTGCAATTGGCGCCCACTACGACCCCGCTAGAGGCCCTGAGATCGCCGGAGACGGCCGTCGACGGGTGGATGAGGGTGATAGCGCCTTCTGGGGTGTCTAGGCGTTCTCGGGTCACTGAGGAGTTGTGGCCGAGAACGTGGTAATCGAACAGACCGACATCGGCGGGGCGGCCGATGATCTGCGGCCCGGGGGTGTCGTCGAGGAACCCTTGGACGATCCATCCGGCGGCGTCCGCAATGGCGGCGACGTCTCGGCCGTGACCACCGGCGCAAACCACCACCAGCAAAGTCACAACTGCCAAGCCCTGGTCCGACGAACCCCGATGTGGGTGCATCGCGGCGGATCATCCATCTGGCCGAAATACGCAAACCGCTTCCCATCGGCCAACAGTTGATCGGTGAGGCCGGCTTCGAGATCGGCCCGATACCTGGTCACCCAGCGGGGATAGAGGCAGGGGTTGAAGGTGAAGAGACGCCGGTGGGTGATGATCGGCCCTTCTTGGGTGAAGTCGTCCCGGTAGAGCGGGATGATTCCTCCGGCGACCTGTTCCTCCGGGGACCACGCTTGGCGGAGGAGTGCGATCTGGGCCAGATCCGGGTGGTTGTCAAGGTGGCGGATCATGGCGCCGATGTCGACGAGCTCGGGGAACACGAAGTCGTCTTCGAGATGGAAGACGAACTCGATGTCGTCGTTCAGGGCGTCCCATCCGGTTTGGATTGCGCCGGCCAAACCTTTCCGTTCCGGGTTCTGGATGATCTCCCAACCGGGAATCGCCATGCGGCGGCCTTCTGCGGAGTCGTCGACGAGAACGCATTGTTCGAACGGCCAGTCCAACCATTCGAAAGCGGACTCTAGGCAGTCCTGCAAATAATCCCATCGGCCGTCCGTGATGACCATGAGGGCCACTTTCGGGATCATCGGATCTGAACTCCTTGGGCGGACCATTTGGCGAGGAAAGCGGCCCGGTCGGCGAGGAGTTGCGATTGCATCGCCGGGTCGTCCCATTTGCCGGTCTTTCCGCCACCGTCGAGATGTTCGACGGTGGTTCCGCCGGCCATTCCGTACCATCCGCCGGTCTGGTCGATGGTGAGGGTGAGGTCGTTGTCACCGAACCACCATTTGCAATCTTCGGGGAACTGCCATCCGGCGGCGAACAGTTCGGACTTCACCATAAAGGCGAATCCGGCGAGGCCCCCGGTGCCGTCGTACTTGTCGGCACAGATCCCGTGGAGTTGGGCGACATCCTCGACAAGGGTTCGCCCGTCGTAGTTGGGGCAGACGGCGACGAGTTCCTCATCGGATCGGAGGGCGTCTCGGAGGGTTTGGCAGAAGTTCGGGCCGATCCGGATGTCGTTGTTGAGGAACAACAGGTTCGCCCGGGGATGTTGGGAGAGGGCCCAGCGGGCTCCGGCGTTCCACATTTCATGGATCCCGAGGCCGGCGGCGTTCGCGATCTTCGCCACCGTCTGGGACTCCAACCATCGGCGAGTCTCCGGGTTGGATCCGTTGTCCAGGATGAGAACGTCGCTGTAGCCGCCCTGTTCGCGCAACTGATGAACAAGGGCTTTGGTGTCTTTGAGGTTGTCTTTGATCGGGATGATCACGAACGTCTTGTCGGGGATCTGGTCGGGTGGCACCTGAGGCCAGAAATCCGTTGAGGTCAAGGTTCGTTTCTTGATGTGGCCGGCTTCGATCTCTGTATCGACATGGCATGGGTGGCCGAGAGCGGCGGCACGAAGGGAGAACACATAGTCCTCTCCCATGATGTCGGGGACGAGTTCGCCGGTGTCCGGGTTCGGCATTTCGAACTGGGCGTACTTGAACCACGGTTGCGCATCCTTGGAATGGGCGTCGCGCATCTGTTCCAAGACGGTCCGGTGGATGACAACACAGCCGGAACCGACGGCCCCGACCTTCCAATGTTTGTCCGGTGGGATCGTGGTGTATTCCCGAGGTTCGGGTGGGTCCAACGAGGAGAACCCCATACAAGCCGGGACGATCCGATGATACGGATTTGTCTTCTCCGCCATGACCAAAGCCGACAGGATGGGTCGTTCGACCGGGTCGGCGGAGTCGATCAGCTGGTCCAGGATGTCGAACCGGAACCGCTGGTCGGTGTCAACGAACCACAACCATTCGGAGTCGGTGTCGAGGAACGCTCGAACAACAGAGTTTCTCTGCTGTGGAAGATTCGTTCCCGACTGGGCGATCAACCAGCCCGGATGGCTGAGATGGCCACGATTATCCATGTCCCACGATTTGAGGGCCAAAAGTGAGAACACGAAGTCGGGTTCGAACTGGCCGAAGATGATTCCTACTGAAACTTTCGGGGGTTTCATTTGTCTCCTGTCGGGGATGTCGGGGAATGTCGGGGAGTGGCCCACCCCAGCCCCCGACGGATGGGGTGGGCCACTAACTGCGGTCAGACGATCAGACCTTGAGCACCTTGAAGGCGTTCGAGGAGAGAACGTCGGCACCGGTGCGCCAGAAGGCGAACCATCCGGCCTGACCGGTCGGGCGCTGGTTCGAACCCTTGACCATCGGCTCGTACATGATCTCGACACCGATTCGGTCGATGATCTTGTAGTACGAGAAGTCGCCCAGGATGAGGGCGAAGTCGTTCGAACCGGAGACGATGGTGGAGTCCATCTGCTCGTTCGTGTAGGTGTTGTACCCGATCATCTGCGCCGGGAGGCCACCACCGAACGCGGCCCAGAAGTTCGCGTTGGCGTCGGTGGCCGAACGGAACTGGTTGTAGACCGCACGGGCCGCAAGGAACGAAGCGTTGTTGCGGAAGCGCGGCGACAGGGCGTTGTCCAGGGCGTAGGCGTCAGCGGCCGTGATGGTCGCCGCACCAGCAGCGCCGGAGGTGGCGTTGACCACGGGACCGGTGCCGGACAGGCGGGTGATGAGGCCGTACGGCTGGCCGGAACCGGTGCCGTTGATGTGGGCGGCCTCTTCGAGACGGTCACGAGCGTCCGCGATCAGTCCGGCGATCTCACCGAAACCGGAGTCCGCGATGACTTCGTACGAACCGAACAGCCACGCGGCGGCCTTGTGGACGTTGATGGTCGGGCCGACGAACGTCGGGGTCGCATCTGCGGCCTCGGTGCCTTCGGCAAGCCATTCGGCGGTCACACCAGCGGAGGTGACACCGTCCCACTGATCCACGGTGATCTGCGCCACGTCGGCGATCTGACGAACCTGGTTCGAGGAACCGGTGTTGGTCAGAACAATCGTCGGATCGAGGAACTGCGGGACCAGAACACCACCGTTGGCCGCGGTGAGCGACATGGCGGTACGGGCCTCGCCCTTGGTGAGGATGCGGGGCATCCCAGCCTGCGGGTTCTCGATGTAGTCCTCGAACGCACGGAGGTACTCGGGGCTGGAGGTGCGGACGATGTGGCGGGCCACAGCGTCGGCGTCGATGCGCCGGCCTTCGACGAGACGGGTCGCGGCCTCACGGGCCGAGTCGTCCACATACGAAGGAAGGTGCTTCTCGATGACGTCAAGCGCACGAGAGCGAAGCTCCGAGCTCTTGTCGGTGGTGAGGGTCTCGTGATCGAAAGCGTCACGGACAGTGTGGGTGTTGACGTTGACGGTGCTCATAGCTCCATCTCCTGTTTCAGTCGCCACAGGGGCGAACTCGGCAATTGCGGACTTCCGCTCTTCGAGAGCGACCAGCTCGGCTTCACCGGTGCGGACGAAGTCCACACCAGCATCCCAAGCGGCCTGCTCGTCCATGTCGAACGAACGCTCTTCGGCGGATTCGTGCATCGTGCGCAGAACCGACTTCACATAGTCGATTCCGTCGCGAAGGTACTTCTCGTCCATCAGAGGACTCCTTCGATCATGCGAAGCGACGCTTCGCGTTGACTGGGGGTGGAACCGGAGTGCGGAAGCGGATCCGGTGTGCTGTCGGTGAGTTCTTCCGAAGTGCCAGAGGCGGGTCCGAAAGGAGTACCGAGAACGAGAGCCCGGGCGATGGCCTGTCGGTCGTCGCTGGGCAGTTCGAACAGTTCGTCAAGTGAAGCAGATCGAACCCCAACTGTGGTGGATTCGTAAGCGGGGAACACGACCGGGCCGAGTTCCATGAGCTTCACTTCTTCGAGGGTGCGGACCGGGACCGGCCCACGGTCGTCCCATGCTTCCTTGATGACCTGGAAACGGAAGGACATTCCATCGATCGCACCGGAGGCGATGGCGTCGCGAACTGGTTGGATCAACCAGTTATCCGCCAAGCGGGCCTCGACATACAAACCGTGGTCATCCTCACGGAGTTTGGTGATCGTTCCGAGCGGCATGGAGCCCAGGAGAGGGTGTCGGCCGTGTTCGAACTGGAGGACAGGGGTTCGGGCGTTGATTGAACGCTTGAACGCGCCACGGGCGATCTTCTCGTCGAACGTGCCTTCCCAGTTGTCGATCCGGGTGGCGTTGTCGAACACAGCGGCGTAGCCGGTCAGAGTGAGGCCGTCGGCGTTGTCTTCTGCGGCTCGGATCTCGAACGAAACGGAACGTTCGAGGGTTTCACGTTCCGTGGAACGCGAACGAGGGCGGTACTTGTCGGTCTTCATTCCGTCTTCCTCCACGAGGGCCGGATCCATCGGTTCATCCGGCATAACGTCCGGCGTTATGCCGATCTGGAGCAAAGTTTCGGGGATGACCCAGAATTTACAGATCGCGTTCGGGTCGATGTCGCCCGAGACGATCTCACAGGCCCTAGGGCCTTCGTAGAAAGCACAGTTCGAGCACACCATTCCTTCGGCGGCGAACGGGTTCGCTTCGGGGCCGGCGTAGTGGGCGCCATCGGCGCCGATTCCCTGGTCGAACGGGCCGAAGATGTCGACGATCTCTTCGAGGTCGTCGTAGATAGCGTTCTGTCGAGGCCCCAACGGGTAAAGCCCTTCGTCTTCGCGTGCTTCGGTCATCGGCTCGGCCGCTTTCTCTTCCATACTGCCAACAATACGGGCCGCCCAACTTTGGCCGGCGTCTCCACCCCACAAAGCCCACGCGATTCGCCCGTTCGATGGAAAACCGGGTTCACCAGGACGGAACCCTTCGGCTTCCTTGTCGACTTCGTGACGGGCGAAGAACGAATTCATGCGGCGAACAGTGTCGATCGGCAGATTTCGGCCGTTGACGATGTCCCGAGCCCGCGCGATCCCGACAGCGGTCCCACCGCGACCGAACTCGGAACGCCAGTCCAAGCCCTTCTGGGCTTCTTCGACCATTCCGGTGGTCGGTTCGTAGTTGTCGGCGGCCCGGTCGCCGAACTCGGCGATGTTGAGGGCCACCAACTGGTCTTCGGCGTCGCCTTTGGTGCTGTGACAGCCCATCACTTCGCCGGTTTCGTCCTTCACGACCGCCCAACCGGAACAATCCGGTGAATCGTCCACCACTGAGTAAGGCATTACGGGGTTCCGGTTCCGGCGGGCTGGAGCTGAACCGAAACATTCCCGGTGTGCTGGAGAACAGATTCGTCACCAGTGGCGACATACTGGGTGACAGTGTCGGGAACGAACCCGGCTTCGATGAGTTGGCGCATCGTGGAAGCCTTCTGACCCCTGATGTCGGCTTCGTCTCGGCGGTCCTCCTGGAGGAACTCGATCTGTGTCGGGTCGAAAGACAGTTCAGCGGTCCGACCGGGTGGGAGTGTGAGGATCCGTTCGAGGCTTCCGCAAAGGTTCTGTGCGGTTGGGGTGAACCAGGCATCCGACCACAGTCGGCGGGTCTGTGAATAGTTGCCGGCGTTGAGAGCGGATCCGGCGAGACCTTCGGAAATGCCGAGGATTGTGGCTGGCACCCGGGACCGAAGCGCGATTCGTGTTTCGTCGAGCCCTTGGGTGTTCTTTAGATCCAACTGGCCGAGGTTGGAGCCGGCCACAGTCACATCGGCACCACCACCCAAGACGAGAGTCTTGTAGGCGTTCGGCGAACCCTCATGGCCCCGGGCGATGGACTTGGCGATGTCTTCCGCTTGGGCTTGGGTGGTCTGAGCGTCAAGAGTGACGATGAGTTGGGGTGTTGCCGAGTTCGCGAAGAACTTCGATTTGAACGTCGTCGCCTGCCGGTCCGTTTGAATCTCGGACATGACGGACCCGATCCATGACTGACCACGCCACCAGAACACCGGGTCCGGTTCCGGCTTCCAATGCGCAACCTGACTAGGTGTCAGAAACACCGGGGCTTTCTGAGAACCCGAACCGCCAGGACGATACGCATAGCCAAGCAGCTCGGCGTCGAGCGCCGAAGTCGGATCCTCCGGATCAGTATCCGACCCGTACACAATCGTCACCCAGTCCGGGCGAAGAAGACGGATCTGACCACCGTTCAAATAGAAGAACGCGTTCCCCGCAAGAGAGTTGTGCTGTTCGGCGGTATACAGCATCTCGGCCCTAGTCATGTCACCGGGCCTTTCCAACGGTGCCAACGCAGCAGTTCCAAACAATCGGCCGTTCTCGCCGGCCAACGTCGAACGCCACTGGAACCGAAGCTGAGACATAAGAAGCGCCCGGGCGGTGACAGCGGCCGCAACGACCCCCGACTGATTGTAAATCCCACCGGTGTACCCAACGAACGACTGCGCCACCGGCGTCGACGGGGCCTTCAACGGAGAAGCGGCCCCATAGTAAGTGTTCCCGTTGAACGCGAACATGGCCAACAGATCATCGAACGAGAAAGCCGACGAATCCCGGGTTTCATCCTTGCGGCGTAGCGTGTCAAGAAGGCGCATCAGTCAAAGTCCTTGAGAAGTCCGAGGGCCGCGAGGGCCACCCCCGGCACAGTGAACCCGAGCCACGGGGCAGGCGAAAGAAACAAGCCAATCGCCGCCAAAGATACGCCAAGAATCGTGAGGACTAGCGCTTGTCTCATGCGAACAACACAAACGGAGAAGAAACAGAATCAGTGGGCAACATGGCAACCTCGTCATAGGAAAGGACCGCGGCGATAAGGCCGTCGATCTTGGCGTCGATAGTTGGTTTCACGAGAGCCGGTTGATCGGTGCGGCCCTTCGCTTTCGTCAATAGTGCGTTCGCAGCGTATTCCCGCAACTCCGGCGAACCGTCATGTGTGAACGAACCCTCGTCGACAGCTTCCAAGAACCGGTCGATCGCCGGCCCCATCTTCGACGGACGATTCGTAAAGAACTCCACAACCACCGGTTCCCCAGAATCCTCGCCGAACTCGACATCCCAAGAGTCGATCTCCTCGCGCCACCCAGGCGGATCGCACGCAAACCGGCGAACCCGGAAGTCGTCACGCAACTTGGCGACAGTCTCACGAATCTCGGCACGAGGAACCCGGTACTCGCGACCAGCCAACACCGGCCGGCGCCA